CGGCAGTGATGCTCGCGGCGTGGCTGGTCACGCTGATCTCGGGCGCGTCCAGCACGGCGGTCTTCGCGCCCGCCACGCCGATGCCGACGTTCTTGCTGCCGATGACGAACGCATCGTAGTAAACGAGGCCCTGCACCACGGGGCCGCTGTAGCCGACGCTCTTCTTGATGACGTCGTACTGCGTGAGCTTCACGGGGTCGGCGGAAGTGCCCTTCGCCTTGATCATGAAGTACACGCCGGTCGGCAGCCAGCTCGACGGAACGGGAACGACGTTCATGCCGTCGAACGTGCCGACGCTGCCGTCCTTGATGGCCTTCGTTCCCATGCCCTCAAGGCCGACGATGGCGTCCGCCTGCTTGAGCAGGACAAAGTAGGTCGTGGAGATATAAAGCGTCAGGCCGGTATCGGGGACAAGGTTGTCGCCCATCTTGCCCTTGAGGTCCATGATATCGCCGACAATCGTGCTCTTGGTGGGAGCCGCGGTCATCTGCTTGAGCGTCGCAGCGCCCATGCACCACTTCTTCAGGCGGTACTTGTCCATCATGGGGACGACGCGCTCGTCGATCTCCATGCGCAGGAACTTACCCGCGGCGGTCTCTACGGCGATATCGCTGCCGTCCAGCGCCTCAAGATGCTTGGTGAAGGCCTTCGCCTGCGTGCAAAGCATTTCCTGCGTGGTGTACTCAAGGTCGGTCACGTCGCCGTAACGCTTGCCGCCGCGCTGATAGTCCGTCAGCTCCGCGGGGACCATGGAGTAGATTTTCACGCTCTTTGCGCCGGTGAATTCATATTCGTGACCGGCTGCACGGTTGGTCTTGGATGCGAGCTTGAAGCGGTTGGCAATTTTGCTCGCATATTTCACGGTATAATCGAGTGCCATATTCTTCCTCTCTTTCATTCGGGCAAAGAGGACGCCCTATCGGTCAGGAATCGAAACCGGCGAGGAACGGATCGACGTTCCGGCTGTCGTTTCCGGCAGACCTCATGCTGCCGGTCGACCGCTGCGCGTTCTTCTTCGCCTGCTGCACGGTCTTGACCGTCTCCTGTGCGGTTTTCACGCTGGCGCGTGCCTGCTCCACGGCGTAGCGGGAATAGGCTGCCGTCAGCGAAAGGCCGTTTTTCACCTCGGCCCACACGCTGTCAGGAATGCTCTTGGGGTCCTTCTTCGCGTTGTCGTAGGCGTCAGGAAAGGCCCGCTGGAACTCGGCAAGATCGCGGTTGATGCGCTCCTGCTCGGCGCGTCTTGCGGCCTGCTGCTCCTGCTGCTGGGCTTCCTGCGCATGAATACTCGCCTCGCGCTCTTCAAGATCGACGGCGCGGCGGGCTTCTTCTTCACTCATGCCGCCCGCACGCTTTGCTTCGGTGCGGACGCTCCTGACGTAATCGGGGATGCTCATGCCGGCTGCGCGCGCAAACTCGCCGAACATCTCGATCACGGGCTTGGCCTCGTCGTACTTGCCGCGGATGCGGTCGTAATCAAGGCCCTTCTGCGCGAGGGCGACCATTTCGGCCTCACCGACCGCGCGCTCGCTGTCCAGATGGCGCAGCGTCCACGTTTTCGGCTCTGCCTGCTGCCCTTCGGGGGGCTGCTGGTCGGTACTTTCGGCAGCGTCAGCCTCCTGAGCCTCGCCCGATGCGCCATTTTCTGTGCCCTCGGGAGAACCATCACCTGCGTCTTCGCTGCCCGCGTCGGTCTCGCTGCCTACGCTTTCCTCCTGATCGTCCGCGTCCTGCCCGTCGGCAGAAACCTCGGTGTCAAGGCCGTCATCTTCGCCCCAGCCGTCAAGAAATGCGTCCTGCTGGTCGGCATCCGCTCCCATGACTTCGGTGTTTTCGATGGTTTCGTTCATGTGCTGCTCCTTCCTCGGCTGGTCTGCCTATGGAATGTATTTGCACCGGCGCTGGTCTGCTCCGGCGTATGGATAAAAATAAAAAACGCTGAAACAGCACGGAAAACCGTGTGTCTCGGCGTTGAACGCTCTTGCTTGTTATGTACTTATTCGCCTGCGAGCTGCACCCCGTCAACGATGAGCGGGAAGCGCTCAATCTTGCATTTGCTGCACCATACCGGCGTATTGCGCACGGTGCTGTTTTTCTGCACCCGCAGCAGCTTTTTGCGGCATTTGGGGCAGGTGTACCATCCGTTTATCACCATCGCGCGAACTCTCCGTACTCAATGCCGCCATACGGCAGACCGTCTTCAATGCTTTCAAATGCGGCGGGCACGCCCTCGCGCGCCTTGGCGAGGCGCTGCTCGTAGAGCTGCCAGAAAAAGTCTGCGAGCGTCGGATTTTCCTCGCTCAACAGCTTCGCCGCGAGCCCGCAGGGGAGGACGCTTCGCACGATGTACGGGTCCATCCTGATCTCGTCGGAAAAGTCCGCCAGATCGTCGAGCGCCGGACGCTTGCCGTCCTCGCCGATGACGAAGGTGTCGCTCGCCGGGTAGACGTCGTCGATCAGGTTATTGAGAATGCCAATCGTGCGGACCTTGTACTCGGTCGTGTCGCCGTTGTCCGTGCTGCCGGTGCTTTCGTTCTGCGCGTCGATGAGGTACATGGCCTTGTCAAAAACGCCCTGAACGCTCAGATCAATGCTCATGTCCTCACTCCTTCGTCACTCCTGCTCAAATCCGGTCTTGCCGTTTACGGCATACCGCATGATGTTCTCGAATCCCTCGTCGATGGGGTCGGGCGGCGGCTTCTGCATCTCCTGCTCCACGCGCTGCTCTGTGCGCTGCTCCTTGGTTTTGAAAAATTCTCGGGCAAACAGCGCCGACATCTCCGCGAGGATGACCGCCGTCATCGCCAGCAGCACCGCATGCGTTGCTTTCATTCCTGTTCGCCCCTTTCTCACTTGAAATCGCTGTCGTCCACGCTGTCGCCGTGAACGATGCGCACCGTCGTGTCGTTTTTCTGCTCGATCTTGTCCTGATAGCCGCCAAGGCGCGTCTGCTTCTGGAGGAATATCCCCCTCGTGACCATGCCTTTCTCGCGGTATCGCTCGTCGGTCTCGACCTGATCCTGAATGCGAAGATACGCCATCTGCACGGCGTCCTGCAAATACGCGCAGCGTTCGCCGTCATACCACGCGCGCAGCGTCGTAAGCGTTACGGTCCGGCCCTTCCTGTTGTGCTCGGAGAGGTAAAGCGCAAGCCCCGCCTCGCCGTACAGCACGCCGCGCGCGTCGCAGTCGTCGAAATAGGCGTCGGCGACTGTCTGGAAGTCTTCGACGTGAGGGAAAATCGAGACGGCTTCGTGCGCGGCCTTGGAACGGGCAAGCTGCCCCGTCACGGTGTCACGGTTTTCGAGATATCCCGGCTCGCCCTTTTTCTTCGAAAAGGCCGGATTCCCGCGCCGCTTCTTGTTCGCTTCATCCGCCATCCCATTTCCCCCCTTTCGTCTTGTTGGCGCAGACGGCAGGATTTGAACCTGCGAACCCGAATCTCTGCACGGAGCTGATTCCGCCCAGCTTCCGTCTGCGTATGTCCCTGCTGGGCCACATCGTCGAGAGGTGCACGGGGTCCTGTGCCCCGATTTGTCAGGCTCTCGAAGTCCCGTTGCGTCGTGGCTCGCGCGCCCTCTCGTTATGGGCTGTGCGCCGTCGCTATTCCGGCGTGCCAAGTTATGCTATCGCGTTTCCTGCGGCTGACTCCCACAGCCGGGATCGACCCGGTATTTCTGGCGCAGACAGCAGGAATCGAACCTGCATCGTTGCGGACAACTCCCCCATGATTGCCGCCGCTCTCCCAACTGAGCTATGTCTGCATGTGGCTGCCCTTCATGCCGTAGGGCAGCCGGGTAGGAGGGTTCACCTTCATGATCACGCTTGCAATATCCATCGTCCCTACCCCCATTTATGCACGAAAAGCAAGTCCAGTCAATGGACAAAATTTCATGGATACAGCAAGATACAGCGCCGCACAGTCTTGTACGAAAAATATTTTTGCGACCACCGTTTTGGGAACCCTGCCGCCCCTTTTTCCGCTACCCGTGGGCGGCAAAAAGAGCGGGGAAGATGTGCGGCAATAGCCATACACCCGTCCCCGCGAGGCCCCGCCGTTTTTCCGCTACCCCCGGCCCCATAGTTCGTCGTCAGTCATCATGCCCCCATCCCTGCGCCGCGCAGCCGCCAGCCATCCCCGTGCGCCCAGGCCGTGACCGAATCGCCCTGCGCAGCCGTGCGCCCTATTGCATCCCTGCGCGTCGCCATTGCTCCCGCGCAGCCGCTCGCCATCCTTGCCGAATTGCCCGCAGATGACGCAGCAAAGACGCAGTAAGCCCGAAAAGCCCTGCAAAATCAAGGAAAATAGTTAATAAACTCTTAAATCGCGGCGGCGACAGCCCCAGCCCTGCCGCTTCCGTCCGTCTCATTGTCCCAGCCCTCGCGCGTTTTTTACTTCTCTCCGAATCTTTCAGTTGTTTATTTTGCAATACTCTTGCTAAGCCTTTACCCTCTGCTACTCGTTACTCACTGCTCCTACCGTTACCCTCTGCTATACGTTACTCTCTGCTATTACTCACGGAATGGTAATTACTTACAGATACCGCCGCCGTCAGAAGAATAAGACTATCTTGTCGGAGTAGGGATTATCGTAACTGCATACTCCTAACGCTACTCTCTGCTATACGTTACCCTTACTATTAGCCTACGGCAGTAAGGTATATAAATAATTCAAGAATTATTTATATCCGTGCGCGTAGGCGTGCGTATGCGCACGCGCGCGATATGTATTGTATATGCGCGGTCATCTGCTCGGCGACGGCGGCGGGGGAGGGCATGGCAAACGCCCGGAGCTGCTGCCCCGGGCGCTGCTGTTATATCTTGTCTCTGATCGCGTCGAGGATCCACGCGTTGACGCTCTGGCCGCACTGCTCGGCGGCGTGGCGGATCTGGTCTTTGCTCGGCATCTGGTCTTTACGCAATTTGATCGTGATCTTTTCGACGTTCTCTCGTTCCCACTTGAGCGACGCGCGGCGCTGCGCCTCGGATGTTTTCGGCTTCATCGGCTTTCCTCCGCGTCTAAGGCAGACGGCGCGGCATCCGTTGCACCGGCAGGCTTTTCGCGAGTGCTGGGGGGCATTCCCTGCCGTTTCTTTGCGTCTCGGTCTGCCTGAGTGAGGATAGCCCGCTCGATAAATGCGGAAACGTCCTCGCTTTCGGCTTCTGCGGCGCGCTGCGCGGCGTTAAGGGCCACGGGTGTCAAATATCCCTCGGGCGAGCCTTGACGCGCTCCTGCGCCGTTTGGCGGGGCATTATGCGCATATCCTCGAGACGCTGCGGCAAAGCTGCGGGCACTGTCCATTGCAAGCCGCAATCCGCTCTTTGCTTCGAGCGCTTCCAGAATATAGCGGTTTGTGCTCTTGTTCTCGCTGGCGGCGGCGGCTTTGATCTGCTCCGCGCCGCCCTTCGGAACGACAACGGCGAGCCGGTCATAGTTGTTTTTGTTGTACTTGGCAATTGCTTTAATGCTTGCATGGTTCTTTTTTGTGCTGTTCATTTCTTCGTTCATGCTTGGCCTCCTTTCTCACTTGCATATTATACTGCAAAAACGGGTGCGCGTCTACTCTAATTGCGTAATTTGGCAATATGCGACAAAGAAAGATACGTCGTAACTGTGCAATATTGCAAAAAATCGTAACTCCGCAATAATATGCTTGACAGCTTAACGTAACTGTGTTAGTATGCAACCATACCAAGCAACCACGACACCGCGAGACACGGGAGGCCATCCAATCAAAACTGAAAGAAGGATGACCGCTATGTTAACTCTCGAACGAATCGAATCAACCAAAATTCCCCCAGCACAAGACCTGACGCTTTACGAATTGTTCCTGCTGCGCAGGGCGAGCGGCGGCAACCGCTTAGAAATCGCGTTGATGGCCTACAAGGCCGGATACCTGCGGGGAGCCGGTCAGGCAACGAAAAGGAGCAAAAATGAAGAGTAGCCGCTGCCCCCAACCACGAGAACGCGACTACTCAATCAACCCTCGGAGGTTGCCCTCGTCGGTAAAACCATTCTACCACAGGGCAGACCTCCGTACAAGAAAAAATTAAACGGAGGAATTATTTTTATGGAGGCTATGGGATTTAAGACCTCGGCGGCATTCAAGGAAGCATTTTGTGACCCGCTGAACGAGCAGATAGACATTCTTGGATGCGTGATGACTGCGGCTGCGGGACACGACGTTTACGTGGACGGGGCAATGGTCAGCATTCTCAACAACTTGGAGAAGCTGAGTAGAGATCTGGAATCAGCGGGGAACTGCCTTGACCGGCGCATAAAGGGACAGGAGGTGAGCGCATGAACGAGGTCGCAGATACTTCGCAAACGTGCGTTACCATTTCGAGGGTCGAATTTTTCGATGACCGGGACGGGGCTGAGATATATTTGACTGGGAAACCGGATGAAAGCGCCCTTTCTGTTTTGCGTGGCGAAGGCTGGCGCTGGTATCCGATCAGAAAGTGCTGGTGGAGGTACCACGCATCCCAGCATTTACAGCCGTTGCAAGATGTGTTCTCATCAACTTGACCCGTTTCCGCCCTCCTGAATAGCAAAGAGCGCCCCCACCCCCGGGGACGCTCTTATTTATATGACACAGTAATGACGCAGCACGCCTGTTTTGCATTGATACTGCAGAAAAAGAATTTATAAAAGTATTAAATCCAAATAACCGCCGTAACCCATTGCAAATCAAGGAAAACCCTTGCGCCGCAATGGTTTGCGGCCTGCGCGGGACTGTGTGACAATGTGCCAGACTGGCTATATCTCGGACGCAGTAATGACGCAGTAGCGATTCCTGACCGGCAGTCAAATGACGCACGAAAGCTGAATTACTTTACAGCCTCTTTGTTCTCTCGCTCTTCGGCCCTCATCGCAAGATAGGCGTTGACCCGCTCCGCGCCGCTGGCATGATGGCGGGCGCGCAGCTCTGTATAGACCGCGGTCGTGACCTGTTCCGTATCGCCGATGTAGGCCGCCGTCGTCTTTGCATCGAGCCCCGCCTCATAGCAGATTGTCGTGAAGCTGTGCCGGAAGCAGTGCGGCGTGATGGGGTACGTCACTTCGGGCTTGCCGTCCTTGTTATAGACGTAGTCGACAAGGCCGACGTTCCGGCAGTATCTTTGCCAGCGGAAAAGCAGCTGCGATCCCGTCAGCGGCTTTCCGTCCTCGTTGTGGAAGATCAGGCCGAGCCGCCGGTTTGGCAGCACGTCAGCGAGAGGAGACAGCAGGGGGATCACGCGTCCGCTGCCGTCATTGTTCTCGCGGTTGTGATTCTTCATGAAGCGCTCGAGGTGCGGGGTGTTGCCGTATGCGTAGTTGAGCTTTTTGTTGATCGTGATCGTCCCGGCCTTGCGGTCGATGTCCTGCCAGTTGAGCGCCAGCAGCTCGCCGCGGCGGCAGCCGGTATAGAGCAGCATCATCCCGAACAGGAAGTCTTCTCCGCGGTATTCCTCGACCTTGCGCTCTTCCTCTTCCGTCAGCGCGTGGCGCTGCTTTTTCGGCAGATTCCGGCTTTTGCGGACCTCTGCCGCAGGGCTTACGTCGATATCCCCTTGCAGCACTGCATGGGCGAATATCTGCTTGATCACGCTCAGCTCGATCTGCACGGTGTCGCGGGCATAGCCGTGCTTTTCAAAGGCGGTGATATAGCGCTTGATATCCAGCGGGGAAACGCCTCCCGCCTCGCCCCTGAACGCATCCTTGATGCGCTCGACGGCATAGCGATATACGCGATATGTGCTCATCGATAGCTCAGGCTCCCGCATTGTGAGCCATTCGTCAGCAATGACGGGGACCTTTCTTCCGACCTTCTTTTCGGTGTTGTACTCGAGGATCTTCCGATCGATCTCTGCGCACGTTTTCCCTCGGAAAAATATCCGCTTGCCGTTGATGGTCCGGCTTGTCTCAAATAACCCGTCCTTTCTCTTGTGATATTTTTTCTTTGTTGCCATGATGGTTTACCTCCCAAATGTTACTTGTCAGACAATGGAAGGCGTGCTATACTGTGTCTTGACCTCCCAAATTTGCCTTGCTTCGTCGTGGTTGCGGGGTGGATCGGTCAAAGCGTCCTGCGTTGCCGCGCAGGGCGCTTTTTTATTGCTCAGATTCGCGCGACGTTGCCGCGTGCGCGCGTTTCTGGTGTCAGTATGTAGAAGGGAGCGGGTAGCGTTTGGACGTGATGACGCGCCCCTGACAGACGATTGTCTGTCCGCTGCTGGGATGGATGAGAACATCCGCGTCTTTGCGCTTGCGGTTGAGCGAAAAGAGATAGGTCATGCCGAGTGGATCGTGATAATACTGCTTGATCACCGTGCCGCCGTCCACGCAGAAAACGCCGATGTCGCCGTTGTCCAGTGCGTCGTGATTGACAAAAGCAATACCGCCGTCGTGGAAGGCCGGTTCCATGCTGTCGCCCTGGATGCGGACCGCATACGATGCGCCCTTGGGGTCCTCCGGCTTGAGCTCGTAGGGCGTGTAATCCTTGCCCACCGTCGGCACGGCGATCCCCGCCGCCGCCGGTTCGCTGTACAAGTTGATGATCACCGGCTCCGGCTCCATCTGCATGTTATTGATAAACTGCGTGTCGTCCTCGCAGCGCTTCTTTTCTGTAATAACGAGATCGCGCACAGCCTGCTGCCCGTAGCGGTCCAGTACGCTGTAATCCTTCGCGATCTTCATTGCCTCGTCCGATAAGGACGGGGCATTTTTGCTGTTTGCTGGGAAGTCATCGAGGTCAGCGAGCGAATACCCCATAGCGTAAACAAGGCTCTTGACCGTTTCTAAAGCGGGCGTTTTTGTGGCACCGGATGTGATTTTTGCAAGTGTTCCTTTTGGCACGCCAGATCGTTCACTTAGAACATCAAGGCTCATTCCGCTGGCCTTTCGTAATTCATTGAATTTTGTTAACCACATGTAAATCACCTCTCGGACTGACTATATCATGGGAGCAATTCCTTTGCAAGAGAAATATTTCCAAAAACGGTAACAAAAATTGCAAAACGATGTTGACAAATTCCGAATACGGTTATATACTGCAAACGTGGTTTCCAAATACGGTAACGAAAGGAGAACTTTTATGAAAAAACGAAACATGCCTCTTCCTCAACCATTTATCACAATTAAGCACCCCGCCGGTTTGACGGTGCTGGTCCCATTGAAAGACCTGACTGAGTTTGTGGGAAGTATGTGCAATCTGTATCGCTTTCGGTGGAAATCGAAAAAGACAGCCGATGCACTCGAGAAAGTGAATCGGCTGTCGATGGAGGCGATAGTCGCGTGGGGGAAGGTTACTTCTCCTTATGTGAATCTTGCCACTGTTGACCAAGAATGTTCCCAGCAACAGCAGCCTTCTGACGGTTCGGATCCATCAGACGAGGCTTCCGGCAATGAGGACAAATAATTTTCTCTGCCGGAGTAGTCGCCGGGACAAGAAACGATTCCCCGCACGAATCGCACGTGTAGTTCATTTGCAAGCCATCATTTGGAATTTTCATCAATGTGCACCGCCTTTCTGAAATATGAAGAATTATACCATATTTCAGGAAGAAATGCAACGTAACGAAAGGGAATATATATGCCTAAATATCCAAACCTCGCTGCTGAGATTTCGCGTCGCGGCGTTAGAAAGTCCGTGATCGCATCGAACATCGGCATTAGCCAGAGAACATTGGCAAACAAGCTGAACGGTTTATCACCGTTCACATGGGATGAAGCCGCTACCATTCGCAAGGTCTTTTTCCCCGACGTGAGCCTTGATTTGCTGTTTAGTACGGAAACGTAAAATTCACGAAAGGAGCATCCCCCCATGAACGCACTGCAAACCTTTACCTATCAGAACTCCGCCGTCCGCACGGTCGAGCGTGACGGCGAGCCGTGGTTCGTCCTGAAAGATGTCGCGGGCATTTTGGGCATCGACAACCACAAAGATTTGATAAAGCGCCTTGACCCTGACGAGGTGGGTAGATTTGAGTTACCCCACCCCCAAAACCCAGATAAGACCATTGAAATGATTTGTACCAACGAATCCGGCCTTTACTCCGTCATCCTCCGCTCGGACAAGCCCGAAGCGAAGCCGTTCCGCAAATGGGTCACGTCCGAAGTCATCCCGTCCATCCGCCGCACCGGCAGCTACCAGAAAAAGCAGCTCACTCCCGCCGAACAGCTTCTTGCGCAGGCGGGCGTGCTGGTCGAGCAGGAGCGACGCATCGCCGCGCTGGAACAGTCGGCGGAACAGACGCGAAAGGGCATTGCCCTCATCGCCGCCCCCGCCGCCACCGGCAAGGACACTTGGCAGGACGAGACCGGACGCGCCATCCGCCAGATGTGTAAGGAATATTCGCTGAGCTTCCAGACGACGACCGGCGACCTTTATCGGGAGCTGGAAGAGCGTGCGGGCTGCGATCTGGAAGCCCGCAAGAGAAATCTGCAAAAGCGCCTGCGCGCATCCGGCGCGACGGCGGCAGAGTGCAAAGCCGTCTCCAAGCTGACCGTCATTGCCCGAAACCCGCAGCTCCGCGAGATTTTTTCCGCCGTGGTACAAAGGAGGGCGGCAACCCTCTGTTCCTTTCGCACCCCAAGCCAGGACGCTTGACCATCCCCGCAACCACGACCACCCCAGGAAAGGAGAATATACAATGCCACGCGAAAAGCAAAACTACCGCGAAAACCTCGCTGACATTTTGGAGTTTACCGGCGGCAAACGGTTGCTCTCTGTCAAAGAGGTCAAAGTCTACACCGGCTTTGCCGACGAGCGCAGCCTAAAGCGCCGCTATCCCTTCCAGAACGGCTATATTTCCGCCGCCACGCTGGCCTCGTGCCTGTCAGGAGGGATGCCCGAATGAACACGATCAAATGTATCTGCATGGAATGCCAGACCGTCTTTCATGCGGACTACTGCAAGCCTCTTGAGTGCCCCACATGCGAGAGCCCCGAGGTCCGGCCCGCAGAGCCTTGCCCCAAGTGCGGCGGCGCGATGCGCCCACGGGACTGGCTCTGCCGCCCCTGCCGGAAAGCGCTGCTTGCGCGCATCACCAACTTTTTCGATACGCTGACCTGCGAAGAAGAATCTCAATTTGACGAATGGATGGACGGCGATTCCGTCAGCGACCGCCGCCATTGGGAAAGGAGCGACGAAGAATGACACCGTTGACCATTGCCATGATTGCCCTCGGCACGCTCGAGCTTGCCCGCCTGCTTGATCGCATGATCGACATTTTGGAGGGCCGCCATGTTTGACGTGACCTTTGACGAAGCAAAGCACGCCTACACCGTCGACGGCAAGGCCGTCCCCAGCGTGACGCAGCTTGTCGCCCCGCTCGGCGCGGACTATGACGAGCCCGAGGACGATATGCTCGCCCTGACGGTCGAGGCCGCCGCCGACCGCGGCACGACGATGCATGCCTACCTTGCCCACCGCCTGACCGGCGGCGCGCCGGAGGATTTCGAGCTGCCGGACGCTTACGCGCCCTATGCCGATGCTGTCGAGCTGTTTTTGTCCGAGCATCGCATTGACCCGTATCTCATCGAGCAGCCGCTCGGCACTGAGGGCTTTGCCGGAACGCCTGATCTCGTCGCCGACTTCGACGGCACGCTCGCGATCCTCGACTATAAATTCGTCTCGCAGATCGCCAAGAGCAAGGTCGCTGCGCAGCTCGGCGGATATTTCACCCTCTGCGGCGACAACGCCCTCTATCCCGAAGCCCTTTTCGCCGTCCAGTTCCTTCCGGACGGGACGTACCGGCTTTATCCCGCCGACGTTGGGCAGGCCCTCGCCTCGTTCCACGTCTGCAAGACCCTGTACGAGATCAAGACAAAGAAGCATCCGCGCGGGCGGATCGCTTAAAGGAGAAGCCTATGGAAAAGACATACACCACAATCTACGAAAAGCTGCTCGAAATGCAGCGCCGCGTGGACAAGGTCGTCCGCGACGGCAAGAATACATCGGATAAATACGACTTCGCGTCCGACGAAAACGTCCTCGATACCTTCCGCCCCCTGATGGACGAGCTGGGTCTTCTTCTGATCCCGTCCGTCACCGGCGCGCAGTTGCACGAGGGCACGACCCGCAGCGGCACGGTGCGCTACCTCACCGAAATGGTCGTCACCATGCGTTGGCACGATGTGGAATCCGGCGAAGAGCTGACCGTCCCCTGGTACGCGCAGGGCGTCGACCTCGCGGGCGAAAAGGGCGTCGGCAAGGCTCTGACCTACGCCGAGAAGTATTTCCTCTTGAAGTTTTTCCACGTCGCCACCAAGAAAGACGACCCCGACGCGGACAAGCGCACAGGCTCGGGCGAGAAGCCCCAGCGTGGCACGCAGGCAGGAAAGGAAGCGCAGCTCTACCAGCGCCGCGCCCTCTCGCAGATGCTTTCCGAGCTGTACGCGGGTGACGAAGCAAAGATCAGAACCGGCCTCATCGCGATCACCAAGTCGGACAAGCACGGCTTTGCCGGTGTCGACAGCGTAGATAAATTGTCACCCGCTGCGCTCCCCGTCACCTATGCCAAGGTGAAAAAGACCTACGAGGACCGCATGGGCCATGCGTTCGAGCTTAAGGAGGATTCCGCCGATGGCAATGGTTAAGATCGGCAAGACCTACTATTCAGGCCCGCCGAAGGACGTCTATCTCATCTGCGGCAATGCCGTCCGCGATGGCGAGACCTTCGACGCCAAGGGGAAAGACCTCGGCAAGGTCACTGTCGCCGCGCAGGAGCACGAGGACGGCAATACGCCGTTCGTCCGCCTCTGCGGCTGGCGCGGTAAGGCAAAGGATGTCGCCGCCGTCCGCAAGATGGAATGCGTGCTCGCCGTCGGCGCGCTCTCAAAAAGCGAGTACAACGAGAAGACATATTACGACCTCGACGTTGATTTCATCGCCATTTCCGGCGTGAAGCGCGGCGGCGCGGCGCAGGATTTCAGCGCTCCCGCCGGTTTCGATGAGATCGAAGAGCTCGGCGACGGCGAACTCCCGTTCTGAGGTGGCCGCCATGGATAAGGCCGAACGCAAGAAACTCTTCTCGCTGCTGCGCCAGTTTTACCCCAACGCCAAGCAGCTCAACCCCGTCACCATGACGGCGTGGGCGGCGGTGCTCGAGAATTACGACTACACGCCCGTCAAGGCCGCCGTGCTCGACTACGCCGCGCACAACAAGTATTTCCCCGACCTCTTCGACCTGCTCGCGCCGCTGCATGCGGTGCAGCAGGGCACCGGAGAACCGGCCATCCACCCCGGCAAAGCGTGGATGAAGCCTTACATCGAGAAGTACATGAAGGAGGGGGAGCAGTGAAAACCAGCTTTATTGTCCCCGGACAGCCCATCCCCAAGGGCCGCCCCCGCGTCACGCGCTTTGGTACATATACCCCGAAACGCACCCAGCAGTTCGAGGCGTCCATCCGCCGCGCGTGGGAGGAAGCGGGCGCTGTCCGGTTCCCAGACGGCGCGCCCCTGTTCCTCTCGGTATACGCCCGTTTCCCCATCCCGAAACGCACGTCGAAGCGCGACGTGCCCGGTATGGTCGGCACGCCATACCTCAAGGACCACGGCGATATCGACAACATCGTTAAGGCCGTCATGGACGCACTCAACGGCCACGCCTACGCCGACGACGCCGTGATCTATGCGGTCTCGGCCAATAAACTCTACAACGAGCAGGCATTCACTGTCGTTGAGATTTTCACGAAGGAGGACACGCCATGAACCGCCTGTTTTTCGCGATCCTCGCGGCGCTGATCCTCTCCGTCCCTCCCGCCGCCACCGCTGAAGAGCGCACGGCGGCGCAGGCAGCGGAAACGCCCGCCGCCTATGACCCCGCGTGGGATATCCCTGCAAGCGAGCCTGCCGCCTGTGACGATGTGTTTCTCGGCGAGTATACCTTGACCGCCTATTGCCCCTGTGCGCGCTGCTGCGGCAAATCGGACGGCATTACGGCCACCGGCACGCTGGCGGCGGAGGGCCGCACCATCGCCGTCGACCCGCGCGTCATCCCGTATGGCTCTCGCGTGCTGCTGATCTTTCCGGACGGCACGCAGCACACCTACATCGCCGAGGACTGCGGCGGCGGTATCAACGGCAGCCGCATCGACGTGTTCTTTTCCGACCACGAGACCGCCCGCGTCTTCGGCGTGCAGTCCGCCATGGCCTATCTCACAAAGGAGGACGCCACATGAATGAGACTGAATGGACGCGCATTCCCGCGCCGGTCGACAATGAGGCAGACCGCCGCACGCTTTTAGGCATCCTCGGCTCCCTTGGCCTTGAGGTCCGTATCGTCAAAGTAAAGGAGACCGCCCGCGGCACGCCGAAGAAATACCTCGAGTTCCGCCCGCTCACGGAGGTGGACCGTGGAAGTATTTGAACATTGCCGCAGCTGCAAGCCGCCTGTGCGGCACGTGGGCTGCCACAGCAAATGCCCGCACTATCAGGCGGACATTGACCGCTATTATGCGGCAAAAGCCGAAGAAGCGCGGCAGCTGCAGGAGAAAGACGATTATCTGGGCGCGCGCCAGTTCAAAACGCGGCGCATGCAGGGATTACGGAAATAAGGGGAGCAAGAAAAGATGTTGACTGAAAAAGAGCTGGGCGAACGGCTCAAAAACGTTCGCGAGATGCGCCGCATCAGTCAGTTTCGGCTTGGCGAAATGGTGGAATGCGGACAGGGGCATATCGGGAAGCTGGAAAAGGGCGAGCACTACCCAAAGCTGCCGACGCTGTACAAGATCAGCGAGGCGCTTGGCGTTTCGGCAAGCGATATTCTGGCGGAATCTCCACCGTCGAAGAAGGGGATGCTTTCGCCCGAGGAGGTCGGCGCGAACATCCGCAAATGGAGGACCCTGCGGGGAATTGGCGTTAAAAAGCTGGCGGAAAAATCAGGGGTGTCCCGAAACAGCATCCGAAACCTTGAGACTGGCAAATGCATGAGCTTTTTGCTGACCTATCAGTACATCGCCGAAGCGCTGGGCGTGACCGTTGGGACGCTGCTCGGCGAGACAGGAGGTGCGGAATGATGAAAGCTGTGCCGTTTAAGACGGTCGTATACCCGCAGCTCAAGGAAGCTTTGCAAGCGTCGGGCATGACGCCGCCGGAGTTGAGCAAAAAGCTCGGCGTCTCCCCGCTCTGCACATGGCGCTGGATCACGGGGAAGAACGAATTTAGCATCGGCGTCATCAAGGCGATTCTTGCGGTGACGGGGCTGACGTTTGAAGAGGCTTTCGGGGAGGTGCGCGTATGAGTAGGATCATGAGACCGAAAACGCCGTTTGAGTTCTGCGTTTATCCGGCGCTCAAGGAGAGCCTTGAGGCAGAGAATTACAACCAGACCACGTTGGCGCAATCGCTCGGCACGTCTCAGTTTACGGTGTCAGCGTGGACGCGCGGCGACAGGGATACGACGGTGCGGCTGCTGTTGGCACTGGAAGATTTGACGGGGATGACGTTCCGTGAGATGTTCGGAGAATGCGAGGGGAGAAGATGAAAGTATTAGTTGCCTGCGAGGAATCGCAGGAAGTCTGCAAGGCGTTCCGCGCATTGGGACATGAGGCTTATTCCTGTGACATTCAAGAGCCGTCTGGCGGACATCCTGAGTGGCATATCCTCGGTGACGCTGTGGAGGTCGTCAATAGGCCGATTGGAGTTATCACCACGATGGACGGAGAAACGCATATTGTTGATTGGGATTTGCTGATCGCACACCCGCCATGCACTTACCTCAGCAATGCTGGGGCGCGACATTTATGGAAAGATCACCATCTACAGGCGGAAAGAGTAATGCTTGGAATAAAAGCGCGCGATTTCTTCATGGAATTTTGGCGGTCGGATATTCCGCTTGTGGCGGTCGAAAATCCTGTGCCGAGTAAGGTCTTTGTAATGCCGGAATACTCGCAAATTATCCAGCCGTTTCAATTTGGACACCCGTACACCAAAAAGACATGCTTGTGGCTGAAGAACCTTCCACCGCTAGTCCCAACAAATGTTGTTGAGCCAGTTGCCACATGGTGCCCCAGCGGAAGCTATAGCCATAAGCACGGGATTCAGCACAGAGGTATGTTTACTACGGACCGCGCAAAAAACCGCGCGAAGACTTTCCCCGGCATCGCCAAAGCTATGGCGGAGCAATGGGGCGGATTGGAGGGAACCGCATGAGCAAAGCAGTTTTAATCAGCATCCGCCCGAAGTGGTGTTGTGTGGAGGAGGTGCGCGATGAATAGCATTCAGGCGAGCCAGATCATGGGCGGGAACGGGGCGAAGAAAATTCTTGACGTAACATGCGGATCTCGGACGATCTGGTTTAATAAGCAACACCCGGCCGTGGTCTATTGCGACGTCCGCGACGAGGAGTGTTCTGCGGTGTGGACAAGCACCAACCGCGATTCCGAGCGCAAGTGCATCATTCATCCGGATATTCAGTGCGATTTTACGAATTTACCGTTCCCGGAT